AATGCTCCTGCACTGGTGTTGCAAATTGGTGATCACAAAATCAAAATGCCCATGGATTGGCAGATACTAATTGGCGAACCAGACCTTGGCGACTTAGAAATGCTGCCATTGACTTCAATCAATGATCGCGGATTCAATGCATTTCAATTCAATCCACTGTCAAGTTTTAGGCCTAGCTTTCCGCCAATAGAGATTATTGATGTGTACCAAGAAGTAAGCTGGTATGCACCCAAACTTAAGAATGGCCAGATGTTATGTGTGCCCATAAATGAAGGAAACAAGCCTGACTGTGTGTATTTTGTCAAAGACATCAGCCGCAATTGCGAGATTGTGGACTACAATAAGGCCTGGTAATGCCCTACACTGAACCTGAAATATTTGAAATCATCAATCGCCTGGCCAGAGTGTATCTGGAAAGTTATCCCGACGACCGCGAAGGCCTAGAGCGGTTCTTGCGTTGGGCACATTTGCAATACGGCTACCAATATGGGAACCCTTAAACCGGGTGCCACATACATTTACGAACGTGTGGGCAACGAAGTGTATGCTCGAGAGTTTGGTGCTGATCCTGCTGACCGTAAGTTAATGGGCTATGCATATGATCCTGTAACTGGACACGAAATCAAATACGATGCTAGAACTTCGGACGGCCGACCCTTGTATGATCACTTAATGGAAAGTAAACTTTGGGGAGAAATTCGGCGCGAAGCTCAAACTAATCCCACTTTACAAGACGCACTAGAACGTGCTATAATGATCTATAAACTGACCAAAACTAAATGAGTGAAAAACTGACTATTGCCAATGAGATGAAGATGTTTGATCGCAAGGTCAGATCATTCTATGACGATCTCACTCCTGAGGAAAAGAAAAAGTTTTCTAACTATCTCATGATACGTTGGGGCTCAGCAGTAGAAGGCTCAAGAGAACTTCAAGAGTTTTATGTGATTGCCACCAACGAACGACTGAACAAACATTTCTTCAATGTAAGTAAGCATCCAAAACTGCAATGGCTTATGGCTACTAGTGTGAGTCCAGATTTAGGCACACCTAGACATAACTGGATTGCACCCAAGAAAAAAGAAGCAGGTGCCAGTGCTCGTCGCAAAGCATTAGCAGTCATGTATCCTCATTACAAAGATGATGAAATAGATGTCATGGCCTTATTAGTATCAGACAAAGAAATCAAACAATACCTAAAAGACTCCGGCGAAGATTCCAAATGACACAATGTCAATACTGCAAGAAAGATTTTGTCAAAGAAACTTCTTTGGCGGTGCATGTGTGCGAGCCCAAGCGGCGTAGGCAAGAACGGGCAGAGCGTGGTGTGGAACTGGGTTTCCAAGCATACATACGTTTTTATGAAATGAGCCAAGGGTCGGCCAAGCTCAAGACCTTTGATGACTTTGCTGACTCGCCTTACTATCGCGGCTTTGTTAAATTTGGACGTTACTGTGTAAGCACTCACACTATCAATCCCAAACAGTTTCTTGAGTGGCTGTTAAAGAACAACAAAAAGATTGATCGTTGGGCAAGTGATCAACTGTACACAGAATATCTCATACAGCATTTGCCTGTAGAGAATGTGAATGATGCTCTAGCACGAGCTGTGGAGTTTGGTATGGACTGGGCAGAAAAGAATTCAGCAGAGCCGCAGGACTGTTTGAGATATGGCAGTACTCCAGCCATGTGCTATGCAGTCACAACAGGTAGGATATCACCCTGGGTAATTTACAATTCAGAGTCAGGGCAAAAGTTCTTGGGTGAACTCACTCCTGATCAGATCAGCATGGTCTGGCCTTACATTGATAGCGATGTGTGGCAGAAAAAGTTTCACAACTATCCAGCTGATCAAGAATATGCAAAAGACATATTGAGCAAGGCAGGGTGGTAAAGTGGCAACAGTGATATTTTTAACACTCATACTATTACAGATCAAACACTGGTATATTGACTTTGTGGATCAAGATATGGTAGAAGTCAAGCACAAAGGCATCTACGGTCACTGGTTGGGCATACGACACAGTCTCAAACAGGGCATTGGTACCGCTGCCTGTGTGGGCTTGGCAGTAGGTCCTGCATATTGGCCAGCCAGCATTATGATGGGCGTGATAGACGCTGTGCTTCACTATCACATTGATTGGGCCAAAATGAACTGGGGCAATCGAGACCTTCAGAATCCCAGCTTCTGGGCACATCTAGGCCTAGATCAGATGGCACATCAGTTGACTTACATTGGCCTTGTGGCTATAATTGCATTATGATTAGAAATATTAGCGGCAGCAAATACATTCAAGTGTCTGGTGGCATGAACACCAATCCATACATCAGTCCAGGTGCCAGTGGTGCAGGCATGGTGCGATGGAGCGCCAGCATGAACTGTTTGGAAGTAAACGATGGCAGTGTGTGGCAGCAGATTCACTCAGCACATCCTATGATCGCTCTCTCATCAGATGCCGAAACCCTGTTAGATTGGGCACGAGCCAAGCGTGATGAAGAATGGCGCATTGCTGCTAAGGCAGCCAAGCATCCCACAGTGGCAGATGCCTTAGCAGCAATACAACTGGCCCGAGAAAAACTGCAAGTGGTGATTGCACTTTGTGATACTGATTCAAAATGAGCGCAGACATTGACATTGATGTGCCGGACAGAACGGCTGTGTTGAAACTGATCCAGCACACTGCCGCACGGCAACTGCATCAAGGTCAAGTGCGCAGACACAATTCAGGAATTTATGTTACAGACATTCCTAGAGACATACCCAATGAGTGTGCAGCCATTGACTATGAGTCAGCGGAACAGCGTGGATACTTCAAGATAGACCTGTTGAACATGAGTGTGTATCAGTTGATCCGTGATTCTGCGCACTATGCTGAGATGTTGGCAGCCGCACCTCCTTGGCAAAGACTATGGACAGATACTGCTTGGGCCAGCCAACTGGTGCATGTGGGCAATTACACAGACTTGATGATGTCTATGCGGCCAGACTCTATTCCTAGAATGGCAGCGTTTATTTCAGTTATTCGCCCGGGCAAAGCACACTTACAAAATCGCTCTTGGACCGAAGTGTTTAGTGAAGTGTGGAACGGGGATGATTCTAAAGGCTACACATTCAAAAAGTCGCATAGTATAAGTTACGCGGCTTTGGTAGCATTACACATGAACTTGCTCAATCAAGACGCCGCACAAGTGTAATTGACTTTCGCTTGGTTTTCTTGCGAAAAATGTCATTTAGACTGCATATTGGACCATGCACAATTTCAAGATCTTTGTTGGCAAATGTGCGCAAAGTAGCACGAAATTCTTTCCATTCGTCCCGCAGAAATATATTGATTGGAATGCTTCGATTGCTTTCCCACCACCAGGTGCTGGCAAGCTCTATGTACTTGAGCTTTTGCAACTGATCCTGTATGGCTCCAAAATCATAGATAGTGGTAATAACTTCGTCTCTGTTTTGCACAATACCAACATATTCGTTGTTTGCATAAATGCATAGAGTTATGAATGGGTATTTGTCTGCTAGTTTATTAAATAGATTTTGGGACATGTTTTTGTATTCAGGTTATTTATAACGCAGACTCAACCGATATATCTAATACTAAATACAATAATGTATGCAACCACTGTTTATATCTATCAACAAATCCAGCGAGTTTTATTAATTGACACCAGTGGTGCGTACTTTGACCGGAGGTGGGATCCAGTGTACGCAAAAAAACTAACAATCAACAAGGGTGTCGACAATGTGATCCTGTTTGAGTTTGTAAATCAAGATCAAAAACCAGTGAACATCACTGGCAGCACTTTTGTATTTAGACTGATCAATCTTGAAGGCGATGTGCAACTAATCAGCAAAGAAATGGTCATTCTTAGTGCACCATTTGGGCGTGCCAAAGTCACGTTAACCGCAGCCGAAACAACAGAATTTCCCACTCAAGAAGCCAGCTATAGTATAGATCGCACATCGGGCAATCTTAATGAAGCAGTGTTTGTGGATGCACAAGCACAAGCCCGCGCAGATGTCAGCATACAAGATTCAGTGCTGCCGGAGTTTATGCCCAGCCAGACTGTGACCATTCCCACAATATACGGCCCAGAAATTTATATGAATCCTGTAAATGCAGGAAACTATCCAGACTGGGCGCTAAATCCGCCAACAGCAGGAAATGTAAACCCCAATCCTCAACGTTATACCAGCCAAGTTCCGACCAATGGATCTAGCTTGACCACATTCCAATTGACCATGGATCACTTTACAGGCAACGTTAAAGCTCAGGCAGCCGAAAACTACGAAGCATTGTGGTTTGATGTGGGCAACTTGAACGTTTACTACAACAAAACTGGATCTGAATACATAAATGTATTAGGATATCATCCATTGTTACGATTGGCAATTGACAGCTATTCGGGCGCAACCATTGTGTCGCCGGCCACTGCAAATGCTCAAGCAGCCAATGGTGTGGTAACTGGTATCACCATTCTCAATTCGGGATCAGGATACTTGGCTCCTCCCAAAGTAACTATCATTGGATTGGGTGCTGGCGCAGAGGCAGAAGCAGAAATTACTGGTGGCATAGTGTCTGCCATAAATGTTATTAATGGCGGTCAAGGATACACGCCAGGGCCTGCAACACCTAATACCCCTGCATCAGTTACAATTTCAACTGGTGCTATTACCAATATAATTTATAGATGAAATTTAAAAAAATTGTAGGGTTTGGTGACTCATGGATGTATGGAGATGAGTTACTGGATCCTGAATTGAGTCGTCAACACAAAGACGCACACACTTGTTGGCATCAAAACGATCCATACAGAAACACACACAACTTTTTGGGACTACTGGGCAAACACTATGGTGTACCTACAGAAAACTTTGGCGTACCTGGTGGGTCAATGCAAAGTTCTATTTGGACTTTTCTTTGGTGGCTGGACCACGAACCAAATCCTGAAGAATGTTTAGTACTAGTTGGACACACTGACTCTGATCGATTGACTCATTACAACCCCAATCATGTGAGCTTTGGCAACGATCCGCCGTGGAACAAATTCATACATAGTACCTGGGTTGAATATGGATCTACTGTGGTACCTGAACCGTTTAGAGACATGATCAAACGGCAGTTAGTACTAACCAATTGTTCAGAATTGGCCAGGCTCAACTACCAACAAACTGTGTTATTTTTTGATGGTGTGGCCGGCCGTAAACACATACCACTCATGCAATTCCACATCATGCCTGCAGATGTTGAAATGGATTTGCCTACCATAATATGGCCAGGATTTTCAACCACAATGTGGTTTAGAGACATGCCCGGCAATCAGCGCAGGGAAATGATCATGCCCGGCGGCCATCCCAACGAAGATGGGCATGTTTTGGTTGCAGACAAGTTGATTTCTACAATAGATTCTGCTACAATGTAGCAATGCTTGACATCCTTGCGTATCTACCTGCAAAAAAGAAACCCACACCATCTGGTTGGTTGAGTTTCAATGCGGTCTGCTGCCAGCACAATGGCAGCACTAGAGACACAAGAGGTCGTGCTGGACTTAAAGCTACCGAAGCAGGTTGGAGCTATCATTGTTTTAATTGTGCCTACACAGCCAGCTTTATCATGGGTCGGACCCTAAGCATTAAATCTCGCAGACTGCTGGGCTGGTTGGGTGTGCCAGACATTGAAATCGAAATGCTCAATTTAGAAAGCCTGCGTCATCGTAGTATACATGGCATACTCGAAGATCGACAACAGGCATGGAATCAACTGGCTGGCATTGCATTTGAAGAACGCGACTTGCCACCACATGCTGAGTTGTTGATGCCCGAACATACACCATATTGGGACTATGTGCGTGGTAGACATGTGCCTGAAGACTTTCCTATGATGGTACAGATAGTGAATGATGGTGTTCATTGGACACGTCCGCACGTGGTCGTACCATTTACATACGAAAACAAAATTGTAGGATACACCTGCAGATTTTTAGACAACAAGCAACCCAAGTTTATTTCAGACAGTCAACCAGGCTATGTGTTTGGCACAGACTTACAACACAACAACTGGACCAATGTGATAGTAACAGAAGGCATCTTTGATGCACTCAGTATCGGTGGTGTGGCTGTCATGCACAATACTGTAAGTGATGCCCAGGCTCGACTGATACGCAACTTAGGTCGAGACATAACTGTGGTGCCTGACCAAGACCTAGCAGGTGTAGAACTGGTAGATCGTGCTGCGGAACTTGGATGGGCGGTAAGTATACCCGAGTGGCCAGAAGGCTGTAAAGATGTCAATGATGCTGTAATTGCCATAGGGCGTGTTGGCACCTTGCTAACTATAATGCAATCAAGAGAAACCAGTCGAATCAAAATAGAACTAAGGAAGAAACAACTTGTTAAAAGAATACGGACTTGATGTCCAACGCCTATTTCTGGAAATGATGTTAGAGGACGCACAGAGCTATGTGCGTGTTCAAAACATCTACAACCCGCAAAACTTTGACAAGAGTTTGAGGCCTGCGGCTGAGTTTATTAAAGAACATTCAGAAAAGCACAAGACCTTGCCAGACCGCACTCAAATCTCAGCTACCACTGGTGTTAAATTACAGGCTGTGCCGGACTTGAACGAAGGACACTTTGACTGGTTCATGGGCGAGTTCGAAGCATTCACTCGACGCCAAGAACTGGAACGTGCTATTTTAAAGGCCGCTGACTTGTTGGAAAAAGGTGAATATGATCCCGTCGAAAAGCTGATTAAAGATGCAGTACAGATATCACTTACCAAGGACATGGGCACAGATTACTTTGCTGATCCTAAGGCTCGTATTGAAAAGTACTTCAACTCAGGCGGACAAGTCTCAACAGGTTGGCCGCAACTAGACAGACTGTTATATGGTGGATTCAGTCGTGGCGAACTCAACATCTTTGCAGGCGGGTCAGGATCAGGCAAGAGTTTGGTCATGATGAATATTGCCCTGAACTGGCTACAGCAAGGCTTGAGCGGTGTTTACATCACACTAGAACTTTCAGAAGAGCTTACTAGTTTGAGAACTGATGCTATGTTAACCAACATGAGCACCAAAGACATTCGCAAGGACATAGACACTACTGAGCTCAAGGTCAAGCTGGTGTCCAAGAAGTCAGGCAACTATCAAGTGAAAGGCTTGCCGGCACAGTCAAACATCAACGACATCCGTGCTTATTTGAAAGAGTATCAAATTCAAACAGGCAAAAAGGTAGACTTTGTGATGATTGACTACTTGGACTTGCTGATGCCAGTGAGTGCAAAGGTTAGCCCCAACGACTTGTTTGTGAAGGACAAGTATGTGTCAGAAGAACTGCGTAACTTGGCCAAAGAGCTGGGCATCTTAATGGTAACTGCAAGTCAGTTGAATAGATCCGCTGTGGAAGAAATTGAATTTGACCACTCGCACATATCAGGTGGTATCTCTAAAATTAACACAGCAGATAATGTGTTTGGTATCTTTACAAGCCGTGCAATGAAAGAGCGCGGCAAGTATCAGATCCAGTGTATGAAGTCTCGAAGCTCGACCGGCGTTGGTCAAAAGATTGATTTGGAGTACAA